AACGTCTACCAGAACTCGGCTGAAGTGCTCGTCTCGCCGTGGCTCGCATAAGGAGCGCCCATCATGCCCGTAATAATCAGGATTACTGCGAAGCGTGACGGACACCGTCGCGCAGGCATGGCCCACTCCGGCACCCGCGATTATCCGGAAGGCACCTTTACCAACGAACAGCTGGACGCCCTGTGCGCCGACCCCATGCTGGTGGTCGATGAGGTGGACGTGCCGGATCTGGGCGAGCCGGAAGAAACCGACGCCGAGGCCAAAATCGGCAAGGGGAAGAATGCTGCGAAGCCTGCCCCTGAGGGAAAGGTCAAAGCCGGGACTGAAACCTCCGCCGAGGGCGGAAAGTAGCGGAGCGGGCGATGTACGCAACAGTAGATGATATGACTACCCGTTTCGGTCATCAGGAACTGCTGGAACTGACCGACACGGCCATGACCGGCTCCGCGGATGTCGCCGCAGTGCAGACAGCGCTCGGCGATGCCACGGAACTGATCAACGGTTATGTGGCGGCCCGCTACCGGGTGCCTCTGCACCCGGTGCCCGACATGGTCCGCCGTTGGTGCTGCGACATCGCCCGCTTCTATCTGCATAAGGTTGCCGTGCCCGATGCCGTCAAGGCCGGGCACGACACCGCCCTGCAGGGGCTGCGTGAAGTGGCTCGCGGTGTGGTGCAGTTGCAGTCTGCCGGGCTGGAAACAACCGGAGCCACGGGCGGCGAAACGGTCCTTTCCGTCGGTGGCAGAACCTTTACCAATGACAGCATGAAGGGCTTCTGATGGCTGGCGGCATTACCTTTACCATCCGGCCCCAAGGGCTGGACGCAATTGAAGCCGGGCTCGGCAGGCTGCTCGCAGCGGCAAACGATCTGCGCCCGGCCATGGACGAGATCGGCTCACAGATACTGCAGCGCACTCAGCGCCGGTTTGAAGAACAGAAAAGGCCGGACGGAGAAGACTGGAAAGAGCTGTCTAAAAAAACAACAGTGCGAAGGCGGGGGGCAGAAGGCCCCATCCTGCGCATTACCGGGCGCCTGTATGGCAGCCTGGAATACAAGGCCCAACCGGACGCGGTAGAGATCGGCAGTAACTGGCCGTACGCCCGCATCCATCAGTTGGGAGCGGCGCAGGGCAGTTCCGGCCGCACCCGGCGCAACGGTCCCATTCCATGGGGCGACATTCCGGCGCGTCCGTATCTCGGTTTGTCGGATGATGACGCCGCAGACGTCCATGACATCATTATCCATTACCTTGCAGGAGCGTTGTAAATGATCGCCTCCGTTGAAAGCGCCATCATCACTCGTCTGCATGCAGCTGCAAGCCAGAACGTGCTGGGCTATCCGTTGCGTGCCGAAAGCTACGGCGGCCAGCTCGACAGCGAAAACGAGCTGGCCAAGATCGCAAACAGCCTGCCCCGTGCCCTCGTCACCTGCACGGGGGTTGGCAAAGCCACGGATAGGGGTTCCAGATATCTGGAGGAAGCAACCTTCGCGGTGCTGTGCGTGGCGCGGTCCCTGCGTAACGAGCGCTCAACCCGCCACGGGGGCCTTGCCGGTGAAGTGGGAACCTACCAGATGCGACATGACATCATGACCCTGCTGTGCGGCCAGACCCTTGGCCTGCGCGATGACATACAACCCCTCATCCCGCACGGCTCACGCATTCTGTTCAACGGCATGTTGCGTTCGATGGCCGTGTCCATTGTAGCCGTGGAGTTCAAAACGTCCTGGCTGGTGGAACCGGCTGCGGATGGTTCGGATGCGTCATCCATGCCCGGCGATGCCGGTGCAGGCATAACCGACTTTACCCTCCTCGACGGCAGTTGGGACGTTCCTGTCCCCGCCATCCGTGACGAGGTGGCATTGCACAAGGAGTGACCCCATGCCCACCGAAATTACCATCAGGCCAGCCCGACCCGGCGATGTGGTACGCGACCCCGTGTCTTTCAAGCCGCTCAAGACGGAGGGAGAAAGCAAACCCTGTAACATCTACTGGCAGCGCCGTCTGGCTGCCGGTGACGTTGTCCCCGTGCCCGCCGCCGGAGAGGCCCCGGCCACCAAGACCGCCAAGGCTGCACAGTCCGTGCAGGCTGGCAAGGAGTAAGTCATGCCCATCAGTTTTGCTCAGATACCGGTCACCATCCGCACCCCCGGTCAGTATGTGGAATTTGATAACTCGCTGGCCAACAAGGGGCTGGTGCGTGACATGGTCCGCGTGCTGTTGCTCGGACAGCCTCTGTCCACCGGCACAGCAGCACCGCTCGTTCCTGTCCGTGTTTTGTCCGCCGATCATGCCGTAGCGCTGTTCGGGCGCGGCAGCATGCTGGCCGCCATGGCCTCCGCATTCAAAAATGCCAACGAGGATTCCGACCTGTGGGCCGTTCCCGTGGTGGATAACATCGCCGGTCAGGCGGCAACAGGTACGGTCACCATCAGCGGTGCCGCCGTGAAGGCCGGAACACTGCTGCTCTATGTGGGCGGCACCAAGGTGCAGACAGCAGTGGCCGTGGGGGCCAGCGCATCCACCGTGGCGGCTGATCTGGCCGATGCGGTCAATGCGTTGCCCGATCTGCCCGTCACCGCTTCCGCAACCGATGCCGTGGTCACCATCACGGCCCGCCATAAGGGCGAGGCCATGAATGCGCTGGATATGCGTACCACCTACTGGCAGGGCGATACCGTTCCCGCCGGTCTCACCGTGACCATAGCGGCCATGAGCGGCGGTTCCGGCAACCCGGATGTGGGTGATGCGCTCGCGGCACTCGGCGACGTGCAGTACCACCACATGATTACCCCGTGGACGGATACCGCCAACCTCGCCGCGCTGGAGGCGGAACTGGAAGACCGCTGGTCCGCCACCCGACAGATTGAAGGGCAGGGGTGGGCCGCTCTGGCCGGCACGCACGCCGCGTTGTCCACCGTGGGCAGCGGGCGCAATTCCGAAGTCCTGTCGATTATGGGGGCGCAGAAGAGCCCCACGCCGCCGTGGGTTTGGGCGTCTGTGTACGGTGCCGTTGCAGCGTACCAGTTGGGTATTGACCCGGCCCGGCCGCTGCAGACGCTGGAGCTGCCCGGCGTTCTGGCCCCGCAGGAACCGGATCGGTTCACCCGTGCCGAACGAAACCTGCTGCTGTACGACGGTATCAGCACCTTCCTTGTAGCCGTGGACGGTTCCGTGTCCATCGAGCGGGCCATCACCACGTACCAGCTGAACAGCTATGGCCTGCCCGACCCCAGCTATCTGGATGCGGAAACGCTGGCGACTCTCTCGGTGCTGCGCAGTACGCTGCGGGCCCGCATCAGCCAGAAATTTCCCCGGCATAAACTGGCCGACGACGGCACCCGGTTCGGTGCCGGGCAGGCCATTGTCACCCCCAGCATCATCAGGGCCGAACTCATTGCTCTGGCGCGGGCGTGGGAAGAGCGCGGCTGGGTGGAGCAGGTGGATGCATTCAAGCATCTGCTGGTGGTGGAACGCAACGCGGATGACCCCACCCGCGTGGACGTCGTGCTGCCGCCCGATCTGGTCAACCAGCTGCGCGTCTTCGCGGCGCTGGTTCAGTTCCGCGTGTAACGCACCATACGGACCAACCTACAACAGGAGCACATCATGCAATATCTCGGTCGTGCGACCATCGCCTACGACGGCAACACGCTGGACACGCAGAAGTCCGCCAAACTCACGCTGGGCGGCTACGCCCGCAAGCCCGTCACGGGCAGCAACAGCGTGGGCTATGCCGAGGAAATGGTGCCCGCCACCCTCGAATGCGAGGTGAACGTATCCAAGGATACGCCGGTGGAGTCCATCCGCAATATCACCAATGCCACCATCACCTTCCGGGCGGATATAGGCACCACGTGGATGATCCGCGAGGCCTTCCTGGAGGACGTACTGGAACTCGGCGAAGGCGACGGCGGCAAGATGAAAGTCAAACTGACCGGCTCGCCTGCCGAACCCGTCTAGGAGTGACCAATGAAGGACTTGAATAACGAAGCGACGGGGCAGGAAGTTTCCGGCGCACCGGCACAGAGCAGCGAGTCGAGCGCCCTTCCCCCCGTAACGGTTCCGCTTTCCCGCCCGTTCGTCGTGGGGGATGCGACCTACACCAAACTCACTGTGCGTGAACCGTTTGTCGAGGACCAGATGGCCGTGGACGTGCCCGGCTCCACGCAGGGGCAGTATGAAGTGCGCATGGTTGCACGCTTGTGCGACGTCTCCGTCGAGGCGCTGCGTAAGCTCCCGTCGTGCGATTATGCAAAGCTGCAGCAGGCTCTCTATGGTTTTCTCTTGCCCCGCGCGGCGGCACCCGCCGGGCCGCGCTTGAACTTGGGCATATCGCCGGATGGGGCAGACGGGAAATAGAAGGCATGCGGATAACGGAATTCCTCGCCTATCACGCGGAGGCGCTTCGCCTCGCGCGGGATTTGAGCGGCGACAGCTAGGGAGGTTCAGGTGCTCGGTTCCGGCCAGATGGCGCTTAATATAATGATCGGGGCCGCTCTTTCGGGCGGCTTCCGGTCTTCCCTCGGCACAGCCGGGTCGGAGATGACCCGGCTCTCCGACCGTTCCCTGCAGCTCGGCGCATCGCTCGGAACAGCGGACCGCCAGATGCGGAACCTGAGCGGCGGTGCGGACTCCCTGCAGGGTCATATCGCCCAGATGGGGCAGGCCGTTGGTTCCCTGATGCTGATCCGCAGCGCCGTGGGCATGGCGGGCGACCTGCAGCACCGGCTTGCCGTCACCGGGATCACGGCGGGGATGTCTGCAGATCAGGTGCTGGCCCTGCGCAACCGCCTGCGCGAATTGTCCGTGCCGGATGCAACCAACCAGAGCGTGGATGAACTGGAACGCGGATTCAACAAGCTGGTCAGCGCGGGCATGGATGCGGGAAAGGCGCAGGAAGCGTTGTATAGTATCGGTCGCACGGCGACAGGCGCTCAGGCAGATATTGGTGATCTGTCTGATACTGCATTCGTACTCATAGAAACACTAGGAGTTGCCCCGGATGCCCTTACGGCGGAACTGGACAGGTTGGCCTACGCTGGCGGACGCGGAGCATTTGAACTCAAGCATATGGCACAATACTTCCCCATGCTGGGTGCCGGAGCCAAGGCGCTCAAAATGCAGGGCAGTGAGGCCATCGGTACGCTCGCGGCAGCGCTTCAGGTTGCCAAACGCGGCGCGGCAGACCCCGGTGAGGCTGCCAACAACATGGCCAACTTCATGCGAGCGCTGTCGTCACCGGAAACCTTGAAGAATGCCAAGCAGGCCGGGATCAACATCAAGGCCATCATCCGCAAGGCATGGGCCGAGGGCCGCAACCCGCTGGAGGATGTGCTGGAGGCGGTCAAGGCCAAGACCGATGGCGACCCCTTCAAGATAGGCCAGATATTCCGCGATGCGCAGGTGCAGAATTTTCTCAAGCCGGTTCTGGCTGACCTGGAGGATATGAAGGCCCTCAAGAACGACATCATGACCAAGAGCGTCGGCACCGTGGACCACCAGTACGGCGACATGATGGCGCAGTTCAACGAGCAGACCAAAGCGTTCGACAACTCAGTGGCGAAGCTGGGTGATTCCGTCGGCCGTTCCTTCCTGGCCCCGCTGGGTGCCGTCATGGCCCTGATGACACCGTTCATCGGGTTTCTGGCCGATGCAGCCGAAGCATCGCCTGTTTTTACCTTCACGCTTATTTCGCTCGGTGCGGCGCTTACCGTGCTGCCACCCGCTATCATGATGGTGGGTGCGGCATGGCGCATAATGGGTGGAGCCATGATGGCGAATCCCATCGGTGCGGGCATTGCCCTCATCGGCCTTGGCGCGGCGTACCTCATTGATCATTGGGGGGAAGTGGCCGAATTCTTCAGCGGCATATGGGAGCCGGTGCGTCCCTATTGGGACAGCTTCTTCGGCTGGATAGGAGCATTGTGGGACAAGATGAGCCCCATGTTCGACACCGTAGGCAAATGGCTGGGCATCGGAGGCGATGCACCGTCCGTTCCCGAGGGGGACTCAGCACCGGCCAATACAGGCAAGGGAATGCCTCGCATGGGCACAGCCTCGGAGGCCGCAGCGGGAAGCCGCAGTCATCTGCCCCGCATGGGTGCCGGTGCGGAAGCGGCAGAAGCTCGCGGCGCACAGACCACGGCCAGAGCCGTGCAGCCCGAAAGCTCTGGAGCGCCAAAGTCCCTGCGCCATACCATTGAACTGGTGGTGCGCGGCCTCCCTGCCGGGTCCAGCGTCGTGACCCGGTCGGACAGCGCCAACGTGACTATCAACGCCCGCACCGGTCCGCTCATGGCCGGAGCAAATTAGGAGTGCGGCATGGCATGGCGTGACAACCTGCGTCCGGCATCGTTCCGGGGCATCCCGTTCGAAGTGGCCACCCGCCAATACGCGGGCGGGCGCCGCGTGGCCACGCACGAATACCCCAAGCGGGACGAGCCAAGCAACGAAGACATGGGGCGCAAGGCCCGCCAGTTGTCCGTGGAGGCGTTCCAATTCGGCCAGGAATATCTGGGGCCGCGCAACAGCCTGTTGGACGCTTTGGAAAAGTCTGGGCCCGGAGAATACGTGGACCCGTGGGGCCTTTCCCATAGCGTTGTAGTGCGCACCTTCAGCGCCTCGGAACGGCTGGACATGGGCGGCTATGTGGCATGGCGCATCGACTTTGTGGAGGATGCCGAAGGCGGACATTCCACCCGGACCGATACGGCCGTCCTGACAACGCGGGCAGCAGACAACGCCGAAGCGGCCTATGTGAACGACTTCCCGGAACGGTTCTCCGTGTCCGGTCCGGACATCCTGCGTACCAACGCGCTGCAAACGGTGGAGGCGTGGCTGGATCGTGCCCGGACAACCTCGTGGACGACTCCGACGGCCCAGCGATCCTTGCTCAATATCCGCCGACAGGCGGTATCCTTGCTGGATGCTCCCCGCTCGCTGGCTGATGGGTTGCTCGGGGTGGTTTCCGCACTCATGGCGGGGACCTCCGCAAAGGCTAACGGCGGCGTCAGCCGTTATGCAGCGGCAACCGAACTGGCTGCCATGGCTCCGGCTCGTCCTACTCTAACCGATACTTCCGCGCAGGATGCCGTCAACCAAGCGGCACTGGCGGACCTGACATCCGGATTGGCTGTGGTGCAGGCGGCGCGGGCCACGGCGCACATGGATTTCGATGTGTACGAGGATGCCGTGGAGGTGCGTCAGCAGGTGTCCAAGGCTCTGGATATGGCCATGACCAAGGCATCGGACCCGCTGTACGAGGCACTGCACACCCTGCGTACCGCCGTAGTGCGGGACATAACGGCGCGGGGAGCGGACCTTGTTCGGCTGGCAGACCTTACGCCGGGGGCAACACTGCCGTCCCTCGTAATAGCCTACGGATACTACGGCGATGCATCTCGGGAAGCGGATATGCTGGCCCGCAACCCGACCATTATCCGCCATCCTGGGTTTGTGCCCGGAGGCAGAACGTTGAAGGTGAAACGTAATGGCAAATGAAAAAGTGGTGCACCTGCATGTCGGCACGGAAATACACGAGGGCTGGAAGGATGTATCCATCACGCTGGCCATTGACCGCCTGTCCGGCCAGTTTGACGTCAGCCTGACAGACTCGTGGATTGCGCATGGCCAGCGTGAGCGTCTGAAAGTTACCGAAGGCGATGCCTGTACTGTGCGTATCGACGGGGAAACCGTTGTCACCGGCTACATAGACGAGGTGGCCCGCGATTATGATGATGCCAGCCGCCGAACCTCCCTGCGCGGCAGAGACAAGGCCGGTGACCTCGTGGACTGCAGTGCCCCGGTGCAGGACTGGCGGGACCGGACGCTGGCGGCCATAGCGTCCGACCTGTGCCGCCCGTTTGGCATTGCCGTCACGGCCCGCTCCGCTTCGGCCACTTCCACAGCCTTTTCCCGGTTTGCGACCAACCCCGGCGACACCGTGGCGGCCACGCTGGAGCGCCTGCTGCGCCAGCGGGGTCTCATGGCCTGGTCCGATGGGTTGGGCGGCCTGATCATCAATGCCGTGACCGAAGGTGCACCCGTGGGCACTCTGCAGCCGGGCGTGAACATATTGTCAGGACGCTGCACCCGGTCCATGGCGGACCGTTTTGCGACCTATACCGCCATGGCCCATGCCGACGGCGGTGCCGATGCGGATGATCTGGACGATGCGGAAACCATCACCGCCCCCAGTGGCAGCGCCACTGACCCCGGCGTGCCACGCCACCGGCCTCTGGTTCTGGTCGCAGAAACACAGGCGGGCGGCCCCACACTGGCAAACCGTGCAGACCATGAAGCCAAAACGCGGGCTGCCCGTGCGGCACAGGCCGTGTACTCCGTGCCGGGATGGAGGAATCCGTCAGGAGCGTTGTGGCGTCCCGGACAAACCGTGACCCTGAATGATGATCTGCTGAACCTTTCCGGCCGCTGGATCATCACGCAGGTTCAATTCCGGCAGGCGGAGCGCGAAGGAACCGTGGCGGAACTCACCGTGGCCCGTGCCGCCGCCTTTGCCGTACTGACCGAGCCCGAAAAAGCCACCGGGGCTCGCGGCTGGGATGAGGAGGATGCGTGATGAACCGTGACGATTTTAACCGTCTGTGTGCGCCGCTGGTGCAGCGCGTGCGGCTCATGGTCGCGCGTGCCGTCGTCCGCCTTGTGGATTCCTCCCGGCGTGTTCAGGCGCTGCAGGCCGGTCTGCTGGCCGGGGAAACGCGGGATGGGCTGGAATGCTTCGAGCATTACGGCTTCACCTCCAACCCGCTGCCCGGCATGGAGGCCGCCGTCATGTTCGTCGGAGGCGACCGCTCTTCCGGCATAGTGGTGGCCATCGCGGACCGGCAGTTCCGGCTGCGCGGTCTCGAATCGGGAGAGGTGGCCCTGTATACCGATGAAGGAGACAGCCTGATCTTCAAACGGGGCCGGACCGTGGAACTGACCACAGTGCACGCGCGGATCAGCGCGGTCGAAGACATCACCATGGAGACGAAGCGGATGATTGTGTCCGCTACCGAAAGTATCGACATGGCCACGGCCCGGCTGACGCTCACTGCGTCCGCAGGGGCCACGGTCAGCACGCCTGCGTTCACATCGTGCGGCGTGGGGGAAGGGACTTCCGCCGCTCTGTTTCAGGGCACGCAGCACACCACGGGCAATATCACTACTGATGCGGATGCGGTTGCCGGGACGGTTAGCCTGCGTGGCCACGTGCACGATGAAAACGACAACGGCGGGCCGACCGACCCGCCGCAGGGGGCGTAAATGGGAGCAAGCGAGTACACCCTTGAAGCGCCTCTGGAGCGGGGCCTGCTGGCTGCCGATGGCGGACTGCGCAGGGCCATCGTGATTAGCCTGTTCACGGACGCCCGTGCCCATGACGATGATGCGCTTCCGGACGGGGCGACCGGCTTCGGCAACCGCCGGGGCTGGTGGGGCGATATCCTGCCTCCCGCACAAGCCCCGGAGGGCGCGCCGTGGGTCACCGGCAGCAGGCTGTGGTTGCTCTCCCGTGAAAAGCAGACAGCGGAAACAGCACGTCGTGCGCAGACGTATGCCGCCGAGGCGCTGGAATGGCTGATCACGGGAGGCTGGGCAACCCGCGTTGATGTGACGGCCGCATGGGCAGCCGATGCCACAGGCATACTGGTTCTGACCATCTCCATTACACTGGCGGATGGCACAACCGTTACGGAAACATTCAGGAGGCCGTTGTGAGTTTCAAACGCCCCACGCTTGCCGCACTGGCCGAGCGCATCGAAAGCGATATTGACACCCGCATGGAATCCTCCTCGGCCCGCCTGCCCGCAGCCGATGTGGCTGTGACGGCACGTGCCGTGGGCGGAACCCAGCACGGGCTATATGGCTATCTGGATTATCTGTCTAAACAGATCATTCCCGATACTGCGGATGAGGCTCACCTGGTGCGTCATGCCAACTGGTGGGGTGTGCCTCGCAAGGCCGCAACGGCAGCAACGGGTACCATCACCCTGACGGGCCTGTCCGGTACGGTTGTGCCTGCCGGTACGCTGCTGCAGCGCACGGACGGCACGGAATATCAGACCTCGGACGAAGTGGCCGTTACCGGCGGCACCGCCATGGTATCCATTGAAGCTGTCAACGCGGGCGCAGCGGGCAACTGCGCCGCAGGCACAACCCTGCGGCTGTCCGTCACCATTTCCGGTGTTCAGTCAGCTGCCATCGTGGGCGCATCCGGCCTGACCGGAGGAACCGAGATCGAAACCGTGGAAGCCCTGCGCAGCCGTCTGCGGGCCTATGTACAGGCCCCGCCCAAAGGTGGAGCTACCAATGACTATGCAACGTGGGCCAAGCAGGTTCCCGGTGTGACCAGAGCATGGACGTATCCCCGCTATGTTGGGCGTGGCACGGTGGGGTTGGCTTTTGTCTGCGATGCTGCTGACTCAATTATCCCGGACGCTGCTAAAGTGACCGAGGTGCAGGAGTATCTCAGTCACCCGGACCGTTGTCCTCCCGGTTGCGAACCCCTTGTCTTTGCCCCGATGGCCGCTCCGCTGGTCTTCCAAATCCGGGATCTGACACCCTCCAGCCCCAGTGTCCGACTGGCAATCGAAGCAGCGCTGCAGGCCATGGTCATAGCCGAGTCCGAACCCGGCGGCACCATCCTCATCAGCCATGTGCGCGAAGTTATCTCTACGGCCGCTGGGGAACATGACCACGTCCTGCTCAGTCCCACGACCAATGTGGAGCACTCTGCGGGCGTCATGGCCGTCTATGGCGGCGTGGATTGGGGGGATGACGAATAATGCCTAATGCAGACCAATACCTGATCCAGATGCAGGCCTTGCTGCCGCTTGGCGATGCCTGGCCGCGTGATCCCGATGCCGTGCTGACGTTGCTGCTTGCGGGCATCGCTGTGGACATGGCGCGTGTGGATGGCCGCTGCACGGACCTGATTGAGGAGACCGACCCCCGTACCACACTGGAACTGCTGAGCGAGTGGGAAGCATTCGCCGGGTTGCCGGATACCTGCACGGCATCCGTGGCCACGTCGCTGGGCGAACGTCGGCGCTCCCTGTGGGCGGCGCTGACGCAAAAGGACGGCCTCAGTCTCAACTATTTTCAAAGGCTGGCGGAACGGCTTGGCTATTCAGTGACCATCATCGGGCGCGGGCGTCCCTTCATCTGCGGACGATCCCGCTGCGGCCACGTCCTGGGCGGCGGGCACATCGAACGGCTGGTATGGCGCGTCACTATCAACGGCCCGCGTATCCAGCGTTTCCGGTGCGGATCATCCCGCGCCGGTGACAGACTGACCCGCATAGTGCGTGCCACGGATCTGGAATGCCTGCTCCGTCGTATGAATCCGGCGCATCTTGAACTTGTCATCGCCTATCAGGATTAAGGAGACATCATATGAAATATGTACCGCCCATCGGCGCGGCCGATCCTAACGAAGGATACGTCACGGAGAATCTGGCCGCCGGAATTGAAGGTTCTCCGGTGGCAGCCGAGGCCATTGAGCACCCCATGCGCGAAATAATGGCCGCCATCGTGGCTGCCGGTCTCGCGCCGAATGAGGAAGACCTGACCCAGCTGGCGCAGGTCATCGCCAGCATGGCCCCCGACGATCACGTCCACCTCACAGAAGAGATTGTGGACCTGCTCCCGGCCCCCCACCTGTGGCTGGCAGGACAGCGCTACCCGGTGACCACGCTGGTTGCGGTTGAGGCCGCTGTAACGTGGGACATGGCTGCAAACCCGGTGGCGCAGATCACGCTGACCGATGCGGTGACAACGATTACCCTGACCAACGCGCAGCCTGGTGCAACGTATGAACTGACCGTGAGACAGGACGCGACCGGGGGGCGGTCAATCGCGTTTCCGGCATCGGTCCTCTGGCCCGGCGGCACAGCGCTGGATGTGACGCAGGACGCCAACGCGGAGGATTTAGTCATGTTCTCGGTGCGCGGTACCGTGGGCTCGCCTGTCATTCGCGGCTTTGCCGCACTCAACATGCAGGTGGTGGCGTAATGAGCGTGTTCAGACATTCCGCTGCAGCCTTGGGCAATTCCGGCCTGCGTAACTGGTTCGGTGATGGCTCTGACGGGCACATCCGCCTCACTGTTGCCGCCGGTGCCGAGCAGTCGTTTGACGGCGTGTCGTGGTTGCCTATGCCAGGC